GGGCTGCTTCCGGTATAGGTAAATTCATAACTAAAGATGGCGGCACACAAGCTTCCATTTCTGGTTCAATTGCGGAAGAAGGCAATGGGCAGTATTCGTTAAATCTTACTGCCGCAGAAATGAACGCAGCTGTCATTGGGTTAATGTTTACCCATTCATCAGCGGTTCCAGTCCAGTTTACGATAAAGACAATTGGTTCTCCGGCTGATACCAGCACAGAGTCAACGCTGTCTCTATCATTGACTGACCTGAGGAAGGAAGTCGGCTGGTATTGGCTCGGAGAACGCACTTCTAGCAATTGGAGTGCTGACGAGTTGTCACAGATAGATGATATTATTAATTCTGGGCTTCGTCAATTCTACCATCCATCGCCAGGAGGACTTGCTCCTAAAGGCCATAAATGGTCGTTCATGGAACCTGTAACAACGCTCACAACGGTTGCCGGAACAAAAGATTATTCTCTCTCAGCAAACTTTGGCGGCATGATAGGAGTGGCAACATATGCCACTAGCGATGATCGTTGGAGTCCAATTGAAACAACTGGAGAAGCCAGGATAAGATTGCTTCGACAAAGAGACAGTGGGAGCGAACAGTCGGACCCTCGCTTTATGGCAATCAGGCCAATAAGTAGTGACGGATCGAACGGTCAAAGGTTTCAATTAATGCTTTGGCCTACACCAGATCAAGGCTATACAGTTTCGTATAAATACCATGCATTGCCGAATAAGCTTACTACGGGTAATCCTTACCCTCTTGGTGGTGAAGCTCATGCAGAAACAATACTTGCTAGTTGCATGGCGGTTGCTGAAGCTCGCCAGGAAAACAATGCTGGTATTCATGCAGCAAACTTTATGCAAAGAATGCAGGCATCAATTGCCTACGATAAACAAATTAACACCCCAGATGTTGCTGGCTACAACCGAGATGCTAGTGATACTGTGATGATGACAGAACAAGACAATCGCTATGTAAATGGTGACGTTGTGAAGTACAATGGAAGTGCCTTTTACGATTCAAACCCATAGGTGATACATGTCAACTATTAGTCCACAAAACAATGTGCTTTCGTCAATTAAGATTAGCGATGACATCGCTGACTCTAGCGACAGTACAAAGTCCAGCCCGATTGTTTTTTCAGGTTTTCGGAAGGCAATTATTAATGTTCCAGCAGGTTCATCAATAACATCAATCAGCTATTACGTAGCCGATAGTGAAGACGGCACTTACCAGCAGCTTTATAGCGGCGGTAGTGCAGTTACAACTACCGTAGCTCATAGCAAGTGTTATGCACTTGACAGCGCTATAGAAGGCGCTGCATTTTTGAAACTAATCGCAAACGCAGCTGGCACAGCTGCTCTACACATTATTTCGTAAAGGGATATCCATGTCAGGCCATAATATTCTTCAACAACTTTCAAGAGAACCAGAGCTTCTTATCGAAGATCCGGGCGCAAATGGGGTTATTCCTATTGATCGCACCTTCGGTATTTGCAACGTGGTTTCTACCAGTGCAAGTGGTGGCGGTGCTCGTGTACTAGCTAACCCAGCGCGTGAAGGCATTGTCATTACAGTGAACTTCCAGACTAAAGACACCAATAACCTAGAAATTACTGGGTCGGTAAGTGATACAGATTCACCTAACGCAACAAAAATTGGTTCCATTGACGGAACACAAACCGTCAAGATGACCTGTGCAAATGCTGGTGATACAGTTAGTTTCATTAGCACTAAATTAGGTGCTGATTTAATTTGGAATGTGTTCGCTAACAACGGTGGCACTTTGAGCTAATGGCAAGATTAAGGACAAGGTTTGATATGCCTTGGCCTAATCTTGGTTTAGTGGAGTCTACAGGCTTTGAAACACAACCACGTAACAGCACCGCCGAGTGTCAGAATGTCCGTGCTTATGAACCTTCTACTGGGCGCTCTCGTGGTGGCCAGCGTGCTGGGTTGTCAAAGTATGTAAACGCCCGAACAGCTGATGGCAAGGTACAAGATATTGGTCAGGTTGTAGCTAGAGCTACCCCAGCTAACCAAAATGAGGTTGGTGCGAGGACGGTGTATACTTACGCCGTTACCAATGGTACTGTTGCTAAGGTAACAAGTTCTGGATTCACTACTGCCACAAGCGGAAGTGGTGCATTATCCAGCACTGTTCCCGTTATCTTTTCAGCCCAGCTATTCGGCGTTGTTTATTTTGCTGACGGTGCCAGCACTAAAAAGTGGACTGCATCAACTAACACAGTAGGTACTTGGACAGCATCGGCGGGATCTCTTCCTGCTGACGGTGGAAATGAACCAAGGTTAATAGAAACATGGCGTGGGCGAATTGTCCAGGCTGGTGTTAGCTCAGATCCTCATAACTGGTACATGTCCAAGGTAGGAGATGCTACTAACTGGAACTACGCTCCAGCAACACCCACGGCCACCCAGGCCGTGGCAGGTAACAATGCAGACGCAGGCAAAAGCCCTGACATTATAAATGCCATGTGTCCGTACAGTGATGACATACTATTGTTCTTTGGTGATCATAGTATTTATCAAATGACTGGTGACCCTGCTGAAGGTGGTCGTTTAGACCTTATTTCAGATAACATCGGTGCTCCATTTGGTAGACCTTATTGCAAAAGCCCAGAAGGAATTGTTTATTTCTTTGGCTCCCGTGGTGGTGTCTACCAAATGCAGCCTGGGTCTCCTCCTCAGAACTTGAGTGAAAAGCAAATACCCGAACGCCTGAATGCTTTCAATGCTGATACTACTTCCGTAAGGATGGTATGGTCAGACCGTGAAAGAGGCTTCTACGTGTTCCTGACCCCATTGGATGGATCAGCAACTACTAACTTCTACTATGATGTTAGGAATCAATCTTGGTGGCCAGATAAGTTTGCTACAGCGGCACATAACCCAGTATCAGTGCACACCTTTGATGGTGATGCGGCAGCTGATAGAACTGTATTACTTGGTGGCCAAGACGGGTATGTTCGCAAGTTTGATTACGACACTCCTGCTAAAGCAGATGATGGTGTTGCAATAGACAGCTTTGTGTTCCTGGGACCCATACAGTTAGCGAATAGACCTAAGATAATGCTTACTGATTTAGGTGCTGCTGTTGCGACTGGCAGCAATGATGTAGCTTTTACTGTTTATGCTGCTGAAACTGCACAGCTTGCAGAAGCTGCTGCTAGTGCACAAACAATATTTACTGGAACTTGGTCTGCTGGCAGAAATAAATCAGAAAGACGAAGAGCAGTTGGTCATAATATATATATAAAGCTTCAAAACAATACTAACAGTGAGACCTGGGCATTTGAGTTTTTGGGAATTGAGCTTAATAGCTTTGATGGCCCAAGAGGGAGGCAATGGTAATGAGTGGATTAGTTGGTGGGCTCAACAGAGGTCCAAAGTTTCCTCCGAGAGCTAGGCGTGCCAATGCTCGCCTAGCGTTAACTGACCCTGCACAAATTACAATTAGTGGAGCTGTAGCTATTCCAGTAGTTACTAGCGACGAAACTGATTCAACGGACTTAAGCACTAGTCCTGTTGATGGTGAAATTGTTTTGTTGTTTGGTGCGGGATCAACTGCAAAGTTGTGCGTTGCTTACAACGGTAATTGGTACGAAGAAACCTTAACGCAGATGAGTTAATGATATGAGTTCAACAAGATGGATGGGACCAAGGACTAATCCAAGCGGTTATCCCGGCCAAGTCTCCGGTAAACATCAAGCACCTGCTGGAAACTCGGGAGGTTATGCACCTGCACCAGGCATGGGTGGAGGTATGCCTGCTCCTGGTGGAGGTATGGGTGGAGGTATGCCTGCTGTACCTGGAATGGGTGGAGGTATGCCGATGCCTCCCGCTGGTGGAGGAGCAGGTGCTGGTGGTGAAAGTGTCGATACTGGAGGGTTGCCTTCGGGTCCAGAAGGCGGTGCTGGAGGTGGCTTTAATCCGACTACTTATAGCCCGACGTTTGGTGGTGACACTTTTAACACAACAACCAACAATAGAAATATAAGCACTTACCGAGGCGGTGATCGGGATTACAGTCGCACATACAATCAGCAGAAGACAAATATAGATAACTCGCAGACAACAATGGCTGCTCGTGGTGGGCAGCAAAGACAGAAGATAGAACGGATGAGACCGTTCAAGCAAAAAGATTATGGCATGGGTGAGCAGATGATAGGTGACCCAGGTCTTGCTATGCAACAACTTAAAATGATGAACTCCTTAATGGGACTAGGATAATGGCTGAGACTCCTTATCACCAATCACTTATTGAACAAGTAATATCTGAGTTTGAAAGCGCGCGCCAAAAAGGCAACGCAGCAAACGAAGCTCGTTATTCGCAAATCCTTAGAGGATATGACCAGCTTGTCAATGAGCAAAAAGGTCGTTTAGATGCGTTAAGTACTAAGCATGGCGGCCTTGCTTCGGCAATGGCTAATCTTAGTGGAGATGTATCGTCTGCGATGAAAGACATAGCGGATGGTACCAGAACAGATGTATTAACAGGAGGAGAGGGTCGTGTTCAAGATACAGCTGATAGGTTTGATGCTGGACAAAGTAATCTTGGAAAGCTTGCATCTGCCGCCGGAGAAGCAGTTAAAGGCATTGGGGAAGATGTCTCTGGAAAAATCGGAGAGCTTGGAGAAACAGCTAGAAAAGGCGTACTGGATCGTTCATCTAAAGATATAGATAAACTAGTAGGTAAGTATAAGACAGAAGCTGCTGCTCAAAGAAAAATTGTTGAAAGTGGAAGAGGCAAAGTAAAAGCTGGTTATGGAAGCCTTGAAGGCAAGGATGCTAGTTCTAGACAAAAAGCAGCAGCTGATGTTCTCGGTAAGTATGAAAAGCAGCAGGGGAAAACTGGCCAGCTTTTTGCAGGTGCTTCTAAAACAGCAGATAAAGCATTTGATGCAGCTTCTAAACAAGCCCAGCAAGCAATGGGTGCTGCCGAGCAAAAGACAGGTAAAGCTTTTGATAAGGCTCGTGGCCAAGTAGATAAAGCTGTTTCGGGTGAAGTAGATGCTGCTGGTCAGAGATATGCAAAAGGTAAAGGGCAAGTAGGAAAAGATTTTGCAGCAGCACGTAAAGATGCTGCTGGCATTTCTGATCAAGCTCAAACAAAAGCAGGTCAACTTGCTTCTGGAACACTTCAAGACCTTGCTTCTAGAGCTGAAGGTAGGCTTGGCGAATTAGGTAAGGGTTATTCTGAGCTCGGGAAAACAGGGAAAGAAGCTGCTCAAGCAACTGGCAAAGCAACAACCGAAGGCTTTGACAAGCTTCAAGAAGGAATGACAAAAAAGTTTGGCTCAGCAGCTGAGGAAAGATCTGCTGGATTTGGTGCTGCCAGGGAAACGGCAGCAGGAGCTGCCGGAACTGCTCAAGGCGAAAGAGCTCAACGATACGGTCAAAGAGCCGAAACCGGATTAGGCATGTACGACAACATGGCTAAGGAAAGTAAAGGCCAAATTAATCGCCGGTTTGACGAGCAGAGAGATACTCAGCTTGCAAGCATGGAGCAAAATTTAATAAACAGAGGTCTTGATAGCACCACTATCCGTGGTCAGTTAGACCGTGCTGCTTCAGACATTGAAAGAAATCGTTCTGAAGCTCTTGGCCAAGTAGATTCTCAAGTAAGACAACAAAAAGCTTCAGCGTATGAACGTCTTACCGGCCAAGGCATGAGTGCTCAAGATGCAGCTCAGCAGGTAGGTCTACAGTCAGAAGCTTCTTTAGCTGGAGCTGAAGCTGGTGCTGGAGAACAAGCAAGAAGAGATGAACTTTCAACAAGTGCTCAATTAGGACAACAGCAAATAGCGGCTGGTGAAAGATCAGAAGTTCGTGGTGAACAAGCTGCTCAACAATCAGGGCTTGCTGGATTAGCACAACAAGCAGCTGGACAACAAGGGATTTCTGATGTTGAATCAAGAGCTGGACTTGCTGGTCTAGGTGCTCAAATGGGTGCTTTACAACAGGGTACTCAAGCACAAATGGGTTTGTTGGGTCAGCAGGCTGGTACAGCAGCTAACTTAACTGGGCAAGGCTTAGGTGCTCAACAGCAACTTGCATCGCAAGCAGCAAACCTTAAAGCTGGTCTGGCAGGTCAGGAAGCTGCTGGCCAACGTGGATTAGCAGCTCAGGGTGCAGCAGGGCAACAAGCTTTGGCTGGGCAAAGAGCAGCAGGTCAACAGCAACTTGCAGCTCAAGGTGCAGGTGCTCAAGCTCAAGCTGGTCTTGCTGGAGCTGGTGCAGCTCAGCAAATGGCTGGGCAAAACCTTGCTGCTGGAACAGCGTTGGGTCAAGCTACCCAAGCTGCTGGTGAGCGAGGGCAAGCTGCTTTGGAAGGTCAGGCTGGACAATTCGGTCTTGCTGGATTAGCCGCAGCCGCTGGTGGCCAACAACAGATGAGGGGTGCTGATGCTGCACTAACATCTGGAATCCAGGGTCAACAGGCAAGTGCACTTGGCCAAGGTGCTGCCTCTAGAGCTAATCTTGTTGGTCAAGGTTTAGGAGCTCAGGCTGGGTTGTTGGGTCAAGGCCTTGGTGCTGAAGCTTCTGCCAGAGGACAACTTACAGGGTTAGAGGGTCAATTAGCTGGTCAAGGACTTGCTGGGCAATTAGCCCAGCAATCTGCTGGATACAACATGGCAGGTCAACTTGGCTCTCAAGGTTTGGCTGCTGATGAACGTGGAGATGTCCGTGGTGATGCAACCAAGCAAGGTCAGCTTGATTATATGGAACGAAGAACTGACACAGTTCCGTCCCTGAAAGACATGGCTGATCTTGTTATGGCTGCTGGTAATAGTGGTATGGGAGTTGGAGGAGGAGGAGGTGCTCCTGGCGCAATGGACCCTGCTGTTGCTGCATTAATGGGGCAGCTAGGTAAACAGCAGCAAATGGCTCAGCAAGATCGAATAAGAGCAGAAGAAGCCAGGGCTCAACGAGAAAAAGACAGAGCTGCTTCTAAATCTAAAGGAGAGCAAGATAAGTTTGATAGGGACCGTGTCATTGCCGAAGAAGAACGAAAAGAACGGCGTGCTCAGGATCAAATAAAGAAAGATATAGTTGATCGTCAGCGAGAGCTTGAAGACAAGAACGCTGATTACCTTAAAGGTGAAATGGAGAAACTAGAGGGAGCTAGAAAGGCTAATGAAGACAAGCTGGCAGCTAAAAACGACGAAATTACCAAGATCCAAGGAGATCTTGGTAAAGCAGTAACAGAAGAAGCTCGTATGGGTGCTGAGATGGCATTGGCTGAAGCCGAAAAAGGCCGTGCTGCGATTCAAGGTTCGCTGGATAGCATGGCAGGAATTGCTGAAACGCTTGCTACTAACAAAGAACAATCCAATGCCCAAGGCATGCCTATCAATGTGACGGTTAACCAGAACGTCGAAACTGGTGAAGTTTCACTTCAGGATTCAGCTTCAGGCGTAGAAACGATAGGCACCAACGCTGGGCCTCAATCACAAGGCCCTCCTGGAGGAAATACTTCAGGGCCGTTTTGGGAAGATCCGAACTACAACCCAAATCAACAACCAGGGACAGGCACTTTCCCAGGAACAGGTGGACCATCAGGTGAAGTCGTATTAGACCCTGATGGCAACCCTGTTGATCGTGGTGGTGATCCATGGGGTTCACCTAGTGGCCCAGGCGGCCCGATGAATATTCCTACAGGTCCAGGTGGTCCAGGTCCAAGTAGTCCAGGTCCAGGCGGTCCTACAACTGGACCAACAGGGCCAGGTACACCAACAGGTCCAACAGGTCCTGGCACACCAACAGGTCCAGGTACACCAACAGGACCGACTGGACCTGGGACACCAACAGGACCGACTGGACCTGGGACACCAACAGGACCGACTGGACCTGGGACTCCAGGTGGTCCAGGGACAGGTACTGGAACTGATGGTCCTACGTCGCCTACAGGACCAGGTGGACCATGGACTAATCCAGGAGGTCCTTTAGGTGGTCCTGGCGGTCCAGGTAGTCCAGGTGGTCCAACAACAGGTCCAGGTAGTCCAGGTGGTCCAATGACTATTCCTGGTGGTGGAGGTCCTAGTTCTCCAGGTCCAGGTGGCCCAACAACGGGTCCTGGAGGTCCAGGGACAACTACTGGAACCGACGGTCCTATGTCCC